TCGTTCTTTGTGTAAGAATTGGCAACAGAAAACACATCATAGACAACCATTTCTACAATATCATTTAAACTTGCTCCAGTAACTAATACTACTGATGTTCCAGTGGTTGCAGCATAGTCTGTACCTGGTACAAGCAACACACCATTCTGATAAACATCCATGTACCTTGAGTCATTATAACTTAGAGTTAAAGAGTTAGCATCTGATCCACTAAAGCTAGTTTGATTAGCTGAAGCTTGATACTGAAATCTACTTCTTACTCCAAAATTTTGCGATCTTCCTATGTATGGCATAAATTAACTCGTTGGCTTTGTTGGAAAATTTACATATTTCCCATCAGTATCTTGTTTCATTTTTTCTTGCACCTTATCTACAGTATTTAAATCTTTTGTTATATCTCTTAATGATTGTCTATAAGTTTTAAAAGAAGAACTCATAGTTAAATCAGATAAACCAAGATAATCAGTTTCTTTTAATAATTTATTGATTGCCTTTCTCCATATATGTTTACCAA